GGATAGTGCATGTAGATAAAGACCTAGATCAGTTACCCGGCTGGCATTACAATCCTGTAAAGGATGAAGAATACTATGTTACTGAGTTTGAAGGCTTGTACAGTTTCTACAAACAGATACTGACAGGTGACAGAGTTGATAACATAGAAGGTATCAGAGGTATTGGCCCTGTAAAGGCTGATAAGATATTGAAAGACTGTACAACTGAAAGGGAACTATATGAAGCTTGTATCAAAGCTTATGACGGCAATACTGACAGGGTATTGGAGAACGGTAAGCTCTTATGGCTAAGAAGGAAACCAAACCAGATGTGGCAACCTCCTTTAGTCTCGCAGGAGCTGTCTGGACTGTAGAGTTTGTTAGCTACTTAGATGATATGGGTAAGTGTGATCCTGAGAAACAAGCTATATCAATCCGAAGTGGTATGAACAAACAAGCTACTGAGCAAACCTTCTATCATGAGCTAGTGCATGCCATTATGTTTACAATGGGTAAGCTAAACCACGATGAAGAGTTTACAGATGCCTTCGGAGCCTTGCTGCACCAGTATCAAAGGACTAAGGTAGTATGAGCAACAAGAGGAAGCCACTTACAGTCAGACAGGTAGCTTTAAAGCATGGCTTTAGATCTGGCCTAGAAGACAAGATAGCTGAGAACCTAACTAATCTAGGCATTCCATTTGAGTATGAGAAGCTAGTGATTGATTATGTACAGCCTGCCAAGTCTAGAAAGTACACTCCTGACTTTGTACTTCTTAACAACGGTATTATCATTGAAAGTAAGGGAAGATTTGTAACAGCGGATAGACAGAAGCACCTAATGATTCAAGAGCAGTACCCTGAGTTAGATATTAGGTTTGTCTTTAGTAACTCTAAAGCTAAGCTTTCAAAGCTAAGTCAGACAACATACGGTATGTGGTGTGATAAGCATGGGTTCAAATTCGCTGATAAAGATATTCCTGTGTCATGGTTAAATGAACCTAAGAAAGGAACTAAATGTGTTAAATAAACTTATACAAGCAGTTGAGAATTCACAGGAAGCTAAGAATGCTTGGTATGACTTAGCTGACGCTATCACTGTAGAGACTCTTAAAGAGACCTACCTAAACACTATCAGCGGTGGCTTCAGCAGTGATCCTCAAGACATCGTGGAGAACTTAAAAATCAATAGAGCTATTGCTACATGTTTGAGATACTTCATGTACAGACCTGATGCTGAAGAGTTCTTAAAGGAGGCTGAGAGTGAACGTAGATCTGATTAAAGAACATGAAGACGGTAGTGCTACTTTTCAGTTTGACTTAACAGCTGATGAAGCTCAAGCACTCTTAAGCTACGGTATACTAGAGGCTATCAAAGCTGGTATACGTAGTGGAGATAAACTAACTGTTGAAGGGAAGGACATCAATGAGAATCTTAGTGATACCGGACTGTCAAGTTAAAGAAGGTGTACCTTTAGAGCACCTGACATGGGCTGGTAAAGCTATTGTCGATTACAAGCCTGATGTAGTTGTTAATCTAGGTGACTTTGCTGACATGCCAAGCCTTAGTAGCCACGACATCAAAGGGAGTAAGTACTTTGAAGGTTTACGCTACAAGAAGGATGTTGAAGCTGCTAAGGAGGCCATGAAGCTGTTACTGGCTCCTCTTAGGGAACTTCAAAGGTCACAGAAAGTAGGTAAGCACAAGGTATACAAACCTCGTATGGTGATGACTCTAGGGAACCATGAGAATCGTATTGATAGGGCTGTTAACAACAATCCAACTCTAGAGGGATTGATCTCAACCAAGGACTTAGACTATGAGAAAGATTGGGAAGTACATGGCTTCTTACATCCTGTGTTTATTAATGGGGTGGGCTTTAATCATTACTGGCCTGTGGGCGCTATGGGACGACCAGCAGGGGCTGCTAGTGCTATTATTAACAAGCTTCACATGTCTTGTGTTGCAGGACATCAACAAGGGAAACAAATCGCTTATGGTAAGCGTGCTGATGGCAAGCCTATTTGTGCTATCATCGTTGGCTCTTACTATCTCCACGATGAAAGTTATATGGATCAACTAAGTAACAGACACTGGAGAGGTTTACTTATGATGAATGAAGTACAAGATGGACACTTCGATGAGATGTTCTTAAGTGTTGAATACTTAGGGAGGAAATATGGATAACAATGACAATAAAAAATGTAAGACTTGCTTTTACAGTGAACTATATGGTGGCATTCATCCTTGTGTAGACTGTTTTAACTATGATAAATGGGTTAAACGTGACATCTACATTCGTGATGCAGCTCAGCCCTTAAGTGAAGCTATTAAGGAATGGGTAGATGTTAAGGAAGAGGATCAGGAAGACATTGTTAACAAACCTAAACACTACACTGAGCATCCCTCAGGTATTGAATGCATCCAAGTTACAGAACACATGGGCTTTAACTTAGGTAATGCAATTAAATATATCTGGCGTTGTGATCTGAAGAAAGATGCTATTGAAGACCTTAAGAAGGCTAAGTGGTACATTGACAGAGAGATTGATAAACGTGAACAACAACAACGTAACATTTGAAGAACTGAAAGAGGCTCTCAAACGTTTAGATGAGGTCTCACTCTTGGAACTGTTAGGACTCCAGAGTGATGATCTTGTCGAAAGATTTGATGACATCATTGAAAAGAAACAAGAATACTTAATAAAGGAACTAGACTAATATGACAATTATGACACCATACCAAGAGTACATCGGTAAAAGCCGTTATTCACGCTACTTGGATGATAAAGGCCGTAGGGAACACTGGCCTGAGACTGTGGCACGATACTTTGACTTCATGACTAAGCAGTTGAAGACTAACCATAACTATGACCTTACTCCAGCTTTGCGTAATGAGCTACAAACTGCTGTGACTAACCTTGAAGTAGTACCTTCAATGCGTAGTATCATGACAGCTGGTGATGCTTTGGAGCGTCAGAACATTGCAGGTTATAACTGTTCATATTTGCCTATCGATGATCCTAAGGCATTTGATGAGGCCATGTATATTCTGCTGTGTGGCACAGGTGTAGGCTTTAGTGTGGAGCAAAAGTATGTATCTAAGTTACCTGAGATTCCAACTGAGTTGTTTAATAGTGGCACTATCATTAACGTTAAGGACTCCAAAGAGGGATGGGCTAAGGCACTACGACAGGTTATCGCCTTACTGTATGCTGGCGAGATTCCGAAGTGGGACGTATCTGCTGTACGACCTGCAGGTGCTAGACTCAAGACCTTCGGTGGACGTGCCAGTGGCCCTCAACCTCTTGAGGACTTGTTCAAGTATGTTGTTAATAAATTCAAGCTTGCTGCGGGACGAAAACTTACAAGCTTGGAAGCTCACGACATCCTCTGCAAAGTTGGCGAAGTTGTGGTGGTCGGTGGAGTGCGTAGATCGGCTATGATCTCATTGTCTGACTTGAGTGATGATCGTATGGCTCACGCTAAAGCTGGTAACTGGTGGGATGGTAATGGTCAACGTGCCTTGGCTAACAACAGTGCAATCTACGAAGTTAAGCCTGATGTAGGTAAGTTCATGCGTGAGTGGTCAAGTATCTATGAATCACACTCTGGAGAGCGAGGTATCTTTAATCGTTATGCAAGTGAACTTCAAGCAGCTAAGAATGGACGTAGGGAGTTGGGTAAAGAGTGGGGCACAAACCCTTGCAGTGAGATTATCCTTAGACCTTATCAATTTTGTAATCTGTCTTCTGTTATTGTTCGGAGCAGCGATAGTGTGGATACTCTACGGAATAAGGTGCGCTTGGCTACTATTCTGGGGACTTTTCAATCGACAATGACTCACTTCCCATACCTTCGTAAGGTGTGGCAGACTAACACTGAAGAGGAGCGTTTGTTAGGTGTGTCAATGACAGGTATCTTGGATAATGTATTGTTGAATGACCCTGATAACGCTGAATTACCAGCTATCTTGGAAGGACTTAAGAATGTGGCTATTGATACTAACGCTGAGTTTGCTGATGCTATTGGCATTAATCGAAGTGCTGCCATTACTGCAATTAAGCCCGAGGGCACTGTCTCTCAGCTTACAGGCACTGCTAGTGGCATCCATCCTCAGCACAGTCAGTACTTTATTCGTCGTGTACGGTCTGATAACAAAGACCCTCTGACTGACTTCTTGAAAGCTCAAGGATTCCCAGCTGAGCCTTGTGTTATGAAGCCTGAGAGTACTACAGTGTTCAGCTTTCCAATGCGAGTTGAGAAGGGTGCTGTACTGCGTGAGGACTTGAATGCTATTAAGCACTTGCGTTTGTGGTTGCTCTATCAGAGACATTACACAGAGCATAAGCCATCTATCACTATCTCAGTTAATGAGCATGAGTGGCCTGAAGTTGGAGCTTGGGTGTGGAATAACTTTGATGAGATTACAGGTGTGAGCTTCCTACCGATGGATGGAGGTACATACAGGCAAGCTCCTTATGAGTCTATGAATGAGTTTGAGTATCACGACATGGTGTCTAGAATGCCTTTAGGTATTGACTGGGATAAGTTCATTGAACGTACTGACAATGTTGAAGGCTCTCAGACATTAGCGTGTGCTGCAGGCGGGTGCGAGATCTAAGATGATCACAGTCTACACAAAGGATAACTGTCCAGCTTGTGTATCTTTAAAGGCTACTCTCACACAAGAGGGTAGACCTTTTAAAGAGATCAAGATAGGCAGAGACATTACAAGGGAAGACTTTATGAATCAGTTTCCAACAGTTCGTACAGTTCCTTACACAGTAGTTGAAGGAGAAGCTAAATGACATTAGAGTTTGAAACTAAAGCGGGTCTAGTGTTTGGCTTAGAAGCTGATCAACTATTCATCATGGACGAAAATGACATCATGACTGAAGAGCCTGTACCTGTTATCTATCTGCACATAGGATTCTTAACCTTAGCGTTTATCCTAGACTAACAACTAAAAAGCCCTCTAGAGCTAATAACTCTAAAGGGCTTTTCTATTGGATACTTAAAACTTAGTACTGTATACTTAAGCAAATGCTCTAGTACCTTGTTTATCGATAATCAGTGCTTGCTTTCTAGGCTTAGCATCTGGTGTGTTAGGAATACTTATATGAGTCCACCTGTCAAACTCTCGTATGATCTGATCATATTCTAGACCTGCATCAATGATAGTCCTGACAACCTGATCTGGGGTTAATTGAGGTACTCTGATGTCCACAGCACAACCACTACGATGCTGGCTAGTATCTTTAGAGCCAACAGCGTCATTGACTTGCTTACTTCTAAAAGCTGAGTTAACCATGACTGGTCTTCCTCCAAGCACTGTCTTGACCTCT